GCTGAGGTGCGTTACAGCGGCACCGCCGAGACCGGGCCGTATGAGTCGCATGATCTCTCGACGTTCTGCACCAGCGAGGATCACGCCGTCAAGGTTGGCGCCTACATCCTGGCCAAGCGGCTCTACACCACGCACACCATCAGGTTTGCAGCACGGCCGCAGGAGCACAACACACTGATCAGCGCTGGCGACATTATCCGCGTGCAGCTGGCGCGTGATAACACCACCTACGCCAACTCGGTGCATGATTATCTGTACCAGGTGGAGCGGATCACCAAGACACTGGCGGGTGATGTGAGCTATGAGGCCACGCACTTCCCGATCGACGACCAAGGCCGCAGCCTGATCGCGTTGGATGTGGCTGCTGCTGTCGGCACTGGCATCATCCTGCCAAGCGGCCGCACCGGCGTGAGCTGTGATGTCAACTCCAGCAGCGACAACACCATCCCGGCTGAGACGTTCACGGACGCGGATGGTGCTGACCCGCTGGAGCTATCACCTAGCGGCGGCGGACTGGGCTTCAACGATTCAGCACCGACTGGCGACACCGGCAATGGTGATGATGGATTGGATGTAGGAGGCGCCTCATACGCGCCTCACTCAGTATTCCCGGCAGGGCAGCCCGTTGGCGTGGGCAGCGCACTGTATCCGTACGAGGGCGCTTACGGCCCGTGTGGCTTAAACCAAACTGAGTCAATTACTTGGTATAAAGATGGCGTAAAGCTGGCCACCATTACCTTTGACACTTCGGGTAATCCCATCAGCTACGTGGCAGAGCCAGGGCAAAAAATGCCCACATGGCTAACCAGCGGAGCAACCGCTGGGATATTGGTCGTTGGCATTGAAGGCCAAGGCACTTACACATCAGTAGTCAAGTGCTTTAACGGCTCTACTTATGGCAGCACAACCGTAACCAATGCAGCACCTAAAAACTACAAATACTACAGCGAACTGTACTCCGATGATCTTGCAACACCCGGTAACTACACCTGGCGTCTCATTCCATACGTCTCTATTGGCGTTCCCCATTGGGACAACAGTTCTGTCGGCAGTGGTTGCGTTGGATTGCTTGACCCTATTTGGCCCGGTGGCGGTCTTGCGTGTGCTACCAACCTGGTTGGAACCTACCCTGGCGTTCTACTAAGGATTACAGCCATTTATGACAATGCCACCAACGTGCAGATTTACCCATAAACAATGGCCACGTTCCCTGCGCTAACACCCGCCACCCGCGCCTTCACGCCAGGCGAGTATCCGCACACGCCGTTTACTCCTTACAACGGATTCCAGAATCGCGTGCGCCATAGCAACGTGATGCTCAGCAGCTCAGTGCGGCTGAGCTTTATTGCCCTGGCTGAAGCTGACATGCTCAGCATACTTAGCCACTATCAAGGCCAGTTCGGCAGCTTTGAAAGCTTCACGCTGCCATCCAGCATTTGGAGCGGTGTCACCACCATCAGCGACTACGAACTGACCAGTTACCGCTGGCGCTACACGGACCCGCCATCCGTAGACGACGTTTACTGCGGGCGCTATAACGTTGAGCTGGCGCTGGAAACGGTGCCGCCTGAGGGCGCATTTGTTGGTGCCACTGAGCTGTTTGTCCTGTATTCATTCGCCGGTGGAGCCGCCGCCGCTGCCAATGGCCTGCAGCAGACGATCACGCTGACGCTAGATGCTGAGGGCTTTGTTGTTCCCGGCCTGGATGAGTCGATCACTGCCAGCATTGGCGCCGCCAATGGCATTGCCGCCAGTGTGACTGTATCCCTAGATGCAGGGATCCCCGGAGTGGATGGTGATGCGGTCGGCCTTGACGAGAGCATCACACTCTCCCTGGCAGGCGGCACAGCAACCGGCGGCACGGCAGCTAGCGATTACTGGTCCGACATGTCTGTGCAGCTATATGGCTGGGAATCGCTAGCCTATGTTGAATGGTGGGGCAACTAATTCATGGCAGCGCCGAACCTCAAGACTCCCACGACGATCACCGGTAAGACCGTGGGATACGCAGTAACCACCTCGATGGCTGCAGCGCTCAGCAATGGCGCCAGCAGCGGCAAGGTGCTGAAGGTCAACAGCGTCTACTGCGCCAACGTGGACGGAGCAGCGGCTGCCGACATCACGTTGCAGCACTGGGACGGCACCACCGGCTACGAGCTGGCTCACACCATCACGGTCCCGGCCGACGCCACGCAGGTGCTGGTCACCCGCGAGGCATACGTCTACCTGGAGGAAGGCCACAGTCTCCGCGCCCAAGCCAGCGCCACCGGCGACCTGGAGCTTGTCATTTCCTACGAGGACATCAGCTGATGTTGCCCTTTAACTCACCTACCCAGGATTGATCCATGGCCGTCACTAAGCAGACCTATACCGCAACGGCGACACTAACCGCCGCGACTTTCTTTACGCAGCTTCGATCAGCGTTTATTGACGCTGGTTTAATGACCGAGTGGCATGACAATTTCACAAACACGCTTGAAAACCGTGTGCTGGAAATCACCAATGCCGCCGGGACATATGGCAAGACTTATTACTGGTTCATGGTCGGCGCCAGCGGCAACCTGTTCTATAACGTGGCAACCGGCTGGAACACAGGATCTGACATACCATCCGGCACTCAATATCTTGACTTTTTTGCAACAACAACAAACGCTACAACTAATCACCGGCAACTTGCGACCTTCACCTTTACCACTGATGTCAAGATCACCCGATACACCAGTGGCAATGTCAATTTCTTTGTTATCTCACAAGGCGCTACCTATGCTTGTTTCACCATTCAAAAAGGCAGCGGATCTTTCCAGACCTGGGTTGACTTCAGTAAAGGCTTCTTAAACCTATTGTATGAAGTATCGCCTGCGATTCTCAACTCGTGGGGACAGGTCAGCTTTAACCGTTATGCCTCGCTGCGTAGGGAGCTAGGACGAGGCACTGCCCTAAACGGATCGACTACGGTGGCAAACTACCTTGGAACAACTAGCAGCGCAAGCCAAGGCGCAGAATACGCATATTGCGGCTTAGGCAATACCAGCAACAGCTGGTCGAACAACATCGGAGGTACTGCTACAACGCGGAGCGCGATTGTCTTGCCCATCGGCTTCAACGGCACCAACGGCGCATACACTACAGACTCAAGCCCTGTATTCCATAGTCTGCCCTACTCGCAGTGGGTCACTACAACCATGGGCAGTGACTTCGGCATAACCATGCTCTATACGGCTAACACGCTAGGCATCTACGACACAATCACTGTTACCGCTGGCACTGAGGTCTGGGAGGTGATGGCATTTGCGAATAACGCAACAATCACCACGGGCGCCACTCCTGTGATGTTGGCCCGCACCACCTAGCCCATGGCCAATTTCAACCAAACACCATCGGGGCAGGCAAACGTTAATCTAGTTTTGCCAAGCCTTGCCTTTGGCGTCAACGGCACCGGCACATGGAACCAGCCGAACTATGCCTGGGGCGGCGGCAGCACAGTTACCTTGACCCTGGGCGGCGGCACCACCACCACAAACCTGCTCACCCCTGCTGCGCTACTCGGCAAAAACGCATCTGTATCAACTTCGGGCGCAAACGGAATGTGGACCCTGCGCGACCAGCTCGCAGCCAAGCGTGCTAGCGCATGGCCATAACCACCCGCCTAGACTGATCTCAACGCAGGTACATCATGGCTTCCCTGATCTACAACTCAGCCGTTGACGACATGGCTCGTGGTGCCATCGACTTCGACACCGATACCTTCAAGGTGATGCTGGTCACTTCGTCCTACACGCCAAACAAGGACACCGATCTCAAGCGCTCTGCCGTCACCAACGAAGTCAGCGGCACCGGCTATACCGCCGGTGGCGTCACCAGCGCCTGCACCGTCACCAAGAGCACCGCCAACGATCGCGTCACCCTCAGCTTTGCCGCTGTGAACTGGGCCACCAGCACCATCACCGCCAGGGCTGCTGTAATCTATAAGTCACGCGGCGGTGCCAGCAGCGCTGATGAGCTGGTCTGCTACGTCGACTTCGGCGGTGATGTCAGCAGTACCTCTGCAACCTTCAGCCTGGGCAGCAGCACCATCACGCTGCAGAACTGATGGCCACCTTCCCGGCACTGGAGCCGGCCACACGCCGCTACAGCATGGGCACCTTCCCCGTCACCGAGGAGAAGGGCTTCGGTGGTGGCAGCGTCCGCTTCCGGCATGGCACCACCGCCTACAGCCACAACCTCGAATTGAGCTTCGCTGCACTGACGCAAGCAGAGGCCAAGCTGCTGCGCGATCACTACCGCGAGCAACAGGGCGGCTACATCGCATTCCCGCTCAGCACTGAAGCGTGGGCTGGCCACACCAGCTTTACCGACCTGGTGCCAACCTCCACGCACTGGCGTTACGCCGCACAGCCGCAGGAAGATCATCTAACCGCCGAGTATGTCAACGTCACAATCAGCCTGATCAGCGTGCCGGCTGTGGTTGCTGCAGCATCCGCCGGCCTGGCCTTCACAGTCACAGCCACCCTGGCTGGTGGTACGGCGTCTAGTCCCTAACCTGGATCTATGGCGATCTCTCCCGGACTCTACAACAT